GCTTTGCGAAGAGTCAGAGATTGCCCCCTTTGAGAATCCCCCCACGCAGTAGAACGGTCGCTTCACGCAGCGCGTGTTGCACATCGGACTCAGTCGCGGTGGCGCAAGAGCGTTGAACAGCCCTGACTGAATGCCCCTGCAGCGCCGACCGTGTAATGAAATAACTCACATCAGGACCGCCCTCCCCGCTAGTCCCGGCCTCCAAGCTCGTCGCGAATACCCTCAAGCAGGCCTGCCTGCTTGCCGGAACCGACAAATCCTCGCCCTCCGCCTGAGCGATCTGGGCCACGCTGCGCATGATCGAAAGCGTCGTCACGAACGCGTCGGGAACAAAACCCGCAAGCCCGGTAAACCCGCCGATCGCTCCCGATACTCCCACGATCATCGCTCCCATCCGACCGTTCGCGCGGCCCGTACCGGCCGGCAAGCCAAGAATGGCGATATCGAACGCCCGGCCCAACGCCGCCTCCGCCACCTCTGACAGGGTTTCCTGAAGTCCGGGCACCATCTTCAGCCCCCTGGTGCCAATCCTCGCCGTCACGCCGGTCGTCATGTCCCTCAGGCGCGAGAGCACGCCGCTCCCCTTGGTCAGCACCCGTACAGCCGCAGCCAGTTCGTCCCGCTCCACCGCCGTCATCGCCGAGTTCAGCAGCGCCCCCCTCTCATCCGCCCAAATCGCCAACGCGGTATCGTCACCTCGCTCCACCGATCATCCCCTCTTCCCTGTGTCTTCGTCCTAAGCCCCATCCACCGAAGTCGTTGCCATCTGCCGGGCCAATCGCAGCAACTTTCCCCGGTCGCGCACGCTGCAGCCCCGATACAGCCGGACCAGTGCCAGCTCGTCTCCCATCGTCACCAGCAACCCGCGCGCCTGGTCGCCTTGCAAGAGAACCTCGACCGAAACATCCAAGGCCGCCGCGATCCGGGCCAGGTTGTCCCGTTCCTGCCCGGCACGATCGGTCTCCCACTGTGCCACCGCACTTCGCGAAACTCCGGTCCGCTCCGCCAAATCCGCCTGCGATAGCCCCGCCGCGCGCCTGAGCGCGCCAATCCGATGTCCGACCGTCTCGTTCACCATTCCGTCCTCACACCAACCTCCAGCCCCACCTGCACCACATAAGAACATTTGACGAACTATGTTAGCCATACTAACTATTGCGTAGGAGAAACGAATGGCCCTCAAAATTCAATGGTCGGCTCACGCCGATCAGCAGCTTCGTCAGATGCGCGACCACGGGGTAACTTGGCACGCGATTGCGGCCCAGCTCCGAGCCGGCCGCAGCGCCGTCATCGAGCGCGCGCGGCGGCTCGGCATTCCGCCCACCCTGTTGACCGCCTCCCGCCCAGCCTCCCCCCCATGCCGCGCAGATCGCACCTGCATGCCCCCCGGTCATCCCCTGACATGGGCAGCCATCACCGCCGGCACGATTCTCGACGGCGAGCCCTACCCCTACCCAGTGTTCCTGTGACCCCAGTCGAAAGATCTCTGCAATGACCGAGCCACGAGTCACGCTGAGCCTCAATGATCATCCGGACGCGTCTCCCCGTAGCCTTCCTCAAGGCCGTCGTCCGTCGCGCCTCTCGATACAGCCAGCTAGGTCTGAAGAGCTGTACGACGCCGAAACCGTCATTTATCGACTGGAAGAAGCCGGTCATACCCTGCTCTCCTTGCCACAATCAGGCTACACGACGAAACTGCGGCAGACCCGCCAGGACTTCGTCCGCGACGCGCTGGAGGCCTTTGCCGCACCCGGTGAGGGTCGGCCAGTGCCACCCGTTCCGCCCGCCCATCGCATCACCCGCATGGATCAAGCCTTCTCATGGATACCACTTATTCCCGGCGATAAGATCGTCTTGCGCCGGATTGTCGGCTGCCGCTGCCTCGTGAGTCCTCTGACCGGACGCCATTTATTCAGCTGGCGGCGTCTTGCCCGCCTCGTCGCCGCCGACCACAAGGCGATCCAGCGCTGGCATGCGAGCGCAATCGATCAGATCGTCGCCGCACTCAGGACCGATCAGCAGGCCGCCAAGCTCTGGGACGCCGTCGCGAGGCGCCCTATACAGCGTCCATTTTAACCGACGCCCGGCAACGCGGCGTCGCAAAAGTGCCGCTCACGGAGTCGTTGGCGAGTGTTCCTTCGAATACCATTTCGAACGGGTGGTGATCGGCGCCGGTCGAACTGCGGCTGGCAGTCACCCGTCCCGTCTTGTCCAGGTGGCCACTGAGCTGAACGACCCCATCGGCCGGCGTGAACACCACCAAATCGTTTCGTATCGTCAGCACGCTGCGTACCGTATGCCCGTGGCTCATGAGTTCCGGGCACGCACCCGCTACCACGGCTGGGGTTCCCCCGAACTCACGGCCGACAGCTCCCCCGGCACAGGCCGCCAGTGTTGTCGCCGTGGCTACAGTTGCCACAAACCTCCTCAGTCTGCGGACCATAATTCTTGCCCGAACGCCCCAGTTGAGACTAGGAAACGCCCTTTCCTCGGCCGCTGTCTAGTCCTGCAGGGTCAGTCGTCACGCCGTTCGTGTAATGTGACGTCGCGCGATGAGCCAACTGGATGCTGACCTCTCGCCCAGTCACGGGAAGCGTCGCCGCCCCGTCCATCCAGCGTCATGTCCCGTGCTGAGCTGACTCGATCGGATACCAACCGCTGTCTTCTGTCCCAACCGAACGCAGCGGGCATGGCTCGCGATCGATCGTCACCGCCCCGATCGCAACGCCCAAATTCCGACCCTCCGCCCCACCCGGCTTCGGCATCGTCGTCTGGCTTCTGATCACAAGTTGCCGAACATTCCCGGGAAGCTCAAAATGCCACAACTCCGTGTCGGACAAGACGGTGCAGATCCCCTCCACGACGATGCGATCCGACTCCAGCCATAACGGCCCGGTGTAAACCCAATCGCCGCAAGAACTAAGATGTAGGAAAATAACCCTTACCCAAACGCCCCAACCTACCCTACCTTCTTCATTACGATCTCCGAGGTAAACACCACCTCACATGATCCACCTCGCCATCCTCCTCGCCGCTATGCAGCGCAAGTGGGATGACGGCGATTACGACGGCGCAGCCGCTCTCGCCCGCGTCGCCGCACCCTACCTTCACCCCCGCGTCCTCGCCGCACGCCCCTCCACGGACCTCGCAACCCTTGCCGATCAAGACCTGGACGCCCTCCGACCTCACGACGGAGCGCGCACTCAGGCGCACAATCCGTAACGACCTCCTCGCCTGGGCAACCCTGGCTCTCGCCGACCGTGGCCAAGCCCCAGCGCCTCACCATCGCCTCCTCCTCGCCGAACTCGACGCCCTCGCCGGAGGACAAACCGACCGACTCATGCTCCTGCTTCCCCCAGGTTCGGCAAAGTCCACCTACGCCTCCCTCCTCTTCCCGCCCTGGTGGCTCGCCCGCCATCCCGGCTCGTCCATCATCGCGGCGTCCCACACCGCATCCCTCGCCCGCCACTTCGGCCGCGGCGTCCGCGCCCTCATCGACCAGCACGCCGCCCGCCTCGGCTACGCGCTCGATCCAAGCAGCCGCGCCGCCCACAACTTCGCCACCTCCACCAAAGCTGAATATTTCGCAACCGGAGTCCGGGGCCCAATCACCGGCCGCCGAGCCGACCTCATTCTCATCGACGACCCATTCAAATCCCAGGCCGAGGCCGACAGCCCCGCCGCACGCGACCACCTCTGGTCCTGGTACCGCTCCGATCTCGTCACCCGCCTAAAACCCGGCGGCCGCATCATCCTTATCATGACCCGCTGGCATCCCGACGACCTCGGCGGCCGTATCCAAAACGGCCCCGACGCCTGGCGCACCCTTCGCCTCCCCGCCCTCGCCGAACCCGGTGACGCCCTCGGCCGCGCCATCGGCGAACCTCTCTGGCCCGAGTGGGAAACCGCCGACGCCCTCGCCCGCAAGCGCGCCATCGTCGGCGAACGCGCGTTTGCCGCCCTGTTCCAGCAATCCCCGACCCTTCGTACCGGCCGCTTGTTCCACCCGGCTAAAATCCCGATCCTCACCGAGCCCGGCATCGGCCCGACCGTTCGCGCCTGGGACCTCGCCGCCACCGCCGAAACTTCCGGGCGCGACCCCGACTACACCGTCGGCGTCAAACTCACCCGCGACGCCAACGGCGCATTCTGTGTCCTCGACGTCATCCGCCTCCGCGGCGGCCCGCACGAGGTCGAGCAGGCCATCCTCGACGCCGCAGCTGCCGACGGTCCTCTCATCCCAATCGGATTACCCCAGGATCCCGGCCAAGCCGGTCGCGCCCAAATCCGCTACCTCACCGCCCGCCTCGCCGGCCACCGCGTTTTCTCCTCCCCCGAAACCGGCGCCAAGGAAACCCGCGCCATGCCCGCCGCCAGCCAGGCCAACGCCGGCAACCTCGCCCTCCGCCGCGCCCCCTGGAACCGCGCCTTTCTCGAGGAACTGCAGGACTTCCCCCACGGCGCCAAGGACGACCAAGTCGACGCTCTCAGCCGCGCCTTCGCCATGCTCACCGACTCCGCCGCTCCCACCCGCCGCGCCAATCTGCCCCTTCTTCAGCGATAGCCCTCCTAAGGCGTCCCATGTTCCAATCCATCTGCGACCTGATACCCGCCGACCCCGACATGCCGCTTCGCGCCCGGCGGCTCGACATTCTCCGCCGGGTCCTGGACGGCACCCTCTACGACGCCCTCCCGCATGAATTCCACGACGAGCGGACCCCCTCCGGCGAATACATCCCGCTCCGCCTCCGCCGCCCCTCGGTCCGCTACGCCCTCGCCCGCATCGTCACCGAAGACAGCGTCGCCCTCCTGTTCTCCGAAGGCCACTTTCCCGCCATCGACTCCCCCGATCACCCCGTCCGCGACACCCTCGCCGCCCTCGCCCGGGAAACCCATCTCAACGAGGTCATGACCGAAGCCGCCCTCCGCGGCGCAATCGGCTCCGTCTCCATCCTCCTCCGTGTCCTCCGCGGACGCGTCTTCCTCGCCTGTCTCGACACGGTGAACCTCACCCCCGCCTGGCAACCCGACGCCCCCGATACCCTCGCCTCCATCACCGAGCGCTACAAAATCTCCGGCAACGCCCTGATCGCCGCCGGCTATGACATCACCGACACTGCCACCGCCTACTGGTTCACCCGCCGCTGGGACTTATCTGCCGAAACCTGGTTTGAACCCCAACCCGTCGGCTCCCCCGGACCTCTCACCGTCGACCCGGCCCGCACCGTCCAGCACGGCCTCGGCTTCGCTCCCCTCGTCTGGGTCCGCAACCTCCCCGGCCCGTCCTGGACCCTCGACCCCGCCGACGGCGCATCCACCTTCCGCGCCGCCATCGAGACCTCCATCGAGATCGACTACCAGCTCTCCCAAGCCGGCCGCGGCCTCAAATACAGCTCCGACCCAACCCTCCTCATCAAGGAGCCCGCCGGACTCGACAGTGAGATCGCCAAGGGCGCCGGCAATGCCCTCATCGTCTCCGAAAAAGGTGACGCCAAGCTGCTCGAAATCGGCGGAACCGCCGCCGCCGCCGTCATCGAATACGTCCGCACCCTGCGTGAATTCGCCCTCGAAAGCGTCCACGGCAACCGCGCCGACGCCTCCCGCCTGTCCGCCGCCACCTCCGGCCGTGCCCTCGAACTCATGAACCAGGGCCTGCTCTGGCTCGCCGACAACCTGCGCACCTCCTACGGCGAGGGTGCCTTGCTCTCCCTCGCCCGCATGGTCCTGCGCGCCAGCACCCGCTACCGCCTTCGCATCGCCGGCCAGGACACTCCCGCCCTCGACCCCAACGCCCCGATCTCGCTGATCTGGCCGCACTGGTATCCCGCCACCTCCGAAGACCGTCAGCGCGACGCACAGACCCTGACCACCCTCACCGGCGCCGGCCAGCTCAGCCGCGAAACCGCCCTCAAGGCGCTCGCCAGCACCTACGACATCGCCGATATCCCCGCCGAACTCGCCCGCATCCGCGCCGACGCCGGCCTGTCCAGCCAACCCCGCGAAGGCACATGACCGACATTCCCGAATCGTCCCCCGACGCGCCCACCACCGAGGCCCTCCAGCACCAGCTCGCCGTGGCCAACAGCCGCTTGATCCACGCCGAAATGAAGGCGCACGCCATCCACGCCGGCATCATCGACCTCGACGGCCTCAAGCTCCTCGATCAGTCCGCCCTCAAGCTCGACGTCGACGGCAACATCGCCGGCGCCGCCGGCCTGATGGACCAGCTCAAGCGCGACAAGCCGTGGCTGTTCACCAAGCCGAACAGCAGCCACCCCGCCCCACCCCCGACCCCCGAGCCAGCAAAGCCTCGCATGGCCAAGGACATGACCTACCGCGAATGGCAACTCGCCCGGGAGCGCCTGCGGCGAGGCCGCTAAAGCTTCATTCCACCGACCGGGATTACTGCCCTTCGACTTCGTAGCCGACTTTCTAATCTCCTCGTTTCGCCCCACCCCGGTACGCCGACCAGCTTCGTCGGCTGCGCCCACGATAATTCGGCGCCCGCCGCCATTCCGCTTTCCACCACTCAAGGAACCCACATGGGCATCCAGAACTTCCCCCTCGCGCTCCAGCCCATCATCCAGCAGGGTTTCCTCGAGCGCGAGTTCCAGCAGGCCCTCGCCTCCCGCCTCGGCTACCGGGCCGTTGCCGACCGCGAGGACTTCTCCGTCGGCATCGGCGAGACGCTCACCAAAACCCGCGCCGGCCTGAAGCCCTCTGTCACTACCCCGCTCGCCCCTAACACCAACACCAACCTCGATAATGGCCTCACCCCCACCACCTGGGGCGTCGAGCAGTACACCATCTCCATCAATCATTACGCCGCCACCACCGACCTCAACATGGTCACCTCGCGCGTCGGAATCGTGGGCCAGTTTCTGCAGAACGCTTACACCAACGGCGAGCAGGCCGCCCGCTCCCTCGACGAGCTCGCCCGCAACGCCCTGTTCGCCCCCTATTTCGGCGGCAACACCCGCGTCCGCATCACTCTTGCCGCAACCGGACCCGCCATCGCCGTGGACGACATCCGCGGTTTCCAGACCGTCTTCGTCAACGGTGTGCAGTCCCCGGTTGGCGGCACCACATCCCTCACCGTTACGGTCGGCGCTAACTCCTATACCCTGATCGGCGCCGCTCCCGACGTCAGCAACGTTTCCACAGCACCCGGCGGCGTTTCCGGCACGCTCACGTTCAACGCCAGCGTCACCGTCGCCGACGCCACTGCGGGCAACGCGGTCCAGGCCGCCAACGCCTCCGTCGTCATCCGTCCCAACGGTGCGCTCACGACCGCCGCGCTCGCCGTCGGCAGCACGCTCCAGATGGCCAACCTGCTCGATGCCGTCGCCAAGCTGCGCCTGAACGCCGTCCCCGAGATCGACGGCGTCTACAACTGCTACCTCGACCCCGTCAGCGCGCGTCAGCTGTTCGCCGACCAGGACTTCCAGCGCTTGTTCCAGGGCGCCACCTCCGCCAACCAGGTCTTCAAACAGGGCATGGTCAACGACTTCCTCGGCCTCCGCTTTATCCCCACCACGGAAGCCTACGTCCAGCCCCACCCCACGCTGCCCGGCGCAGTCATCCGCCGCCCCATCATCTGCGGCAAAGGCGCCCTCATCGAAGGCGACTTCGCCGGCATGGGCGCCGAGGACGTCGCGCCCAAGGACAGCATCGTCAGCATCGTGGACGGCATCGCCATGGTCACCCGCGAGCCGATCGACCGCCTGCAGCAGATCATCGCCCAGTCCTGGTATTGGATCGGCGGCTTCTGCGCCCCCAGCGACACCACCACCAACCCGACGGTCATCCCCACCGCCACCAACGCCGCCTACAAGCGCGCCGTCATGGTCGAACACGTAGGCTGAGCCTCAGGAGCGCCAGCCCATGATCACCGACCCCGACAAGACCGACGCCCGCCGCTTCTGCGGCTACCCCGCCTACGGCGCCGGCAACGCCGGCAACATGGGATGGCGCTTCTACCAGGCATACGGCGCTCTCGAATACCGGCTGAACAATCTAAGCCCCGCCGAGGAAGCCGTGCTGCGCCAGCACCTCGCCACCCTGCGCGGCTTCGAGCTCGCCATCCCCGCCGCCGCCGGCAACCTTGACACCTCGACCGCCGCCGTCTGGACCCGCAACCCTACCGAAATCCTCGATCGCCAGCGCCTCGAGCAATCCTAGGGCCGCCGCCTCTGCGCCTTCCTCGGTATCCCGCCCGGCCCCGGTCTAGCCTCCACCGCCTCCATCCCGCTTATCGTTTAACCCATCATGCGAGCCGAATACCTCCAGGATCGCATCTCCCGCGGGCTCGGGGCCGCAGCGCGTCACATAGGCCTGCCCTACGACGCCCACCGTCCCTCCGGCCCGTCCACCCCTCTCGCCGCCAGCAACCGCTACCTTCGTCTCTCCGCCGCCTTCAACGCCGAAGACCCCCGCTTCCAGCGCCCGTCTGGCTACGCCCGCGCGACCTGGTTCGCCATCCTCGACAGCGCCTACACCCGGCCCGGCGACTATCTCGTCGGGCCGAACGCCACCTTCTTCATCGCCGCCCAGCAATCATTGCTGCCTATCCTTTGCGTCCAGACCAACCGCACCGTCACCATCTCCCGCCCGGCGGCCCCCGGCGCCCTCGGCATCAACACCTACGGCGGCACCACCCTCGCCACCGCGCTGCCCCTCCTCACCGCCTGGCTGGCTTCGATCCTGGCCAGCGGCGGCGGGTCCGCCGGCGACCTGCCCGGCGACTCGCGCCTGCCCTGGTGGTCCATTCTCCTGCCCACCGCGCCCGCCACGCTCCGACCCGCCGACCTCATCCAGGACGACCTCGGCCGCACCCATATCATCGCCTCCGCCGAACTCACCGACCTCGGCTGGCGCCTCACCGCCAAGCAGGCCGCCACCTGATGCCCGACCAGTCAGACGTCGAATTCGCCCTCGCCTCCCTCGCCGCGTCCGCCATCTACCCGAACGGCCCCACCGCACCGAGCGCCACCGGCAGCCTCACCCGGATTTACCGCGGGTGGCCCAACGCCGCTGCCCTGGACGCCGACCTTGCCGCCGGACGCATCAACGTGACCGTCTTTCCCATCACCGGCAGCATCCGCGACACGACCCGCTACACACCCGACTGGCAGGCCACCTCTGCCACACCCACTCTCATGGCATCCATCCTCGGCGACACCATCAGCTTCACCGGTTCGGCAGACCCGGGCCAACTGGCCGGTCTCCGCGTCGGCGCGAAAACCTACGTCCGCCGTATCGGCCCCAACGAGACGCTCGCACTCGTCGCCGCCATCCTCGCGGTGGCCGTCGCCGCCGACCGTCCCGCGTTGGCCGCCGGCACATCCATCACGATACCGGGCGCTACCGACTTGCTCGCCCGCACCGCGATCGATACCGCAGCGACGTCCGACCTCCGCCGCCAGATACAAACCTTCCGCATCACCGCGTGGTGTCCGACCCCCACGAGCCGGGACGTCGCGGCTGCAACGGTCGACGCCACCTTCGCCGCAACGCCCTTCCTCACCGTGACTGCGGCCGCAGCCCCGACCGACAGCGCCGCCTGCCGTCTCCGCTACGTCTCCACCACCACCTTCGACCAGAGCCAGGATGCCGCCCTCTACCGCCGCGACCTCCTCTACTCGGTCGAGTTCCCGACCCTCGCCTCCGCCCTCCAGCCCTCCATGCTCTTCGGCATCGCTCGCTTCGTCGAAGGTGCGACCGACACAACCCTCACCTCCTGACCGGAGCCTCCATGGCAATCATCCTCGTCGTCACCAGCGCCTTCGGGCCCTACGCGGTGGGTGACCTCATCACCGACGCCGCGGAGGTCGGACGGGTTCTCGCCTCCGACCACGCCCACTCCACCGTTCGCACCGCCGCGCAGGAGCACTGATCGCATGCCCATCGTCCAGCAAGGCGCCCTGAACACCACTGCGCTCGTCGTTCCCGACCTCTACGTCCAAATCGTCCCACCCCAGAACCTCGTTCTGAACGGGGTCCCCACCAACCTGCTCGGCGTGGTCGGAACAGCCACCTGGGGACCGGTCAACCAGCCCGTCGTGGTCGCGACCATGGCCGACTACGCCCGCACCTTCGGTCCGGTGATGCCTCGCAAATACGACCTCGGCACGCCTGTCGCCACGGCCGTGCAGCAGGGCGCCAGCAACTTCCGCTGCGTCCGCGTCACCGACGGCACCGATACCGCCGCGACCTACGCCGCTTTCTACGTCGCGGGCGCCTACCCGCTACAGCTCACCGCACGCTATACCGGCACCCTTGGCAACCAAATCGCCCTGGCCATCACGCCGGGCTCCCAGGTATCGACCTGGCGCCTTGCCATCGGCGTGACTGGCCGACCGCCCGAAACGTTCGACAACATCGCCGCACCCAGCCCGGCCGCGTTCTGGGCCAACCTCGCCAGCGCGGTCAACAACGGCAGCTCCGCCCTCCGCGGCCCGAGCCAGCTCGTGGTCGCCAGCCTCGGGACCGCCACCGCCACCATACCGGCCCTTCTCGCCAACCAAACGCTGCTCGGCGGCACCGACGGCGCCGGCGCCGTCACCGTCGCGTCCCTTGTCGGCCAAGACACCCTTCCCCGCACCGGCATGTACGCCCTTCGTGGCCAGGGCTGCAGCCTGGCCCTGCTCTCCGATGCCGACGACCCGGCGCAGTATACCGTTCAGGCCAGCTTCGGACTTTCCGAAGGCATCTACATGGTCGCCACCGGCCCGCTCGGCGACACCATGTCCAACGCCGTCGCCGCCAAGCAAGCCGCTGCCTTGGATAGCTACGCCGTCAAACTCATGTTCGGCGACTGGATCTACTGGTCAGACCAGGCCAACAATACCATCCGCCTCGTCTCCCCGCAGGGTTTCACCGCCGGGCGTCTCGCCAACCTGTCTCCCGAGCAGTCCAGCCTCAACAAACCGCTCTACGCCGTCATCGGCACTCAGAAATCCGGTGCGCCCGGTTCCGGCCAGACGACCAGCTACAGCAGCGCCGAATTGGCCGTATTGCTCGGTTCCGGCATCGACGTCATCGCCAATCCACAACCGGCCGGCAGCTTCTGGGGTGTCCGCGGCGGCCACAACAGCAGCAGTAACGCGGCGACCCTCGGCGACAACTACACCCGTCTTACCAACTACATCGCCGCCACCCTCGCCTCCGGCATGGGCCAGTATGTCGGCCAGGTGATCAACGCCACCCTGTTCGGCCGCATCCGCGCGACCCAGCTCAGCTTCCTGCAGAACCTGCTCAGCCAGGGCGTCCTCGGCAGCGTCGACGGCAGCCTTCCCTTCTCCGTCATCTGCGACACGTCCAACAACCCGAATGCCCGGACCGCCCTCGGCTACGTTCAGTCCGACTCGCAAATCCAGTACCAGGCGATTAACGAGAAGTTCATCGTCAACATCGAAGGCGGCCAGACCGTCCAGGTCAGCCGGCAAACCCTGCCGACCGGCCAAGTCGGCTGACCGGCAGCCCCCACCAAGGATCATCCTAAGTGCCAACCAACACCTTCTCCCTAGGCCGGGACTGCCAACTCGTCGTCATCGCCCCGACCGGCCGCATCGACCTCACCCACGTCACCGGCTTCGAGAGCCGCCAGATCACCCATCCCATCCGCGTCGATCGCCTCGACGGCACGCAAATGGCCGCCGAGCTTCCCAAAGGCTGGGAAGGCAGCTTCGAGATCGAGCGGGGCAACAGCGCCGTCGACGACTTCGTCGCCACAACCGAGCAGGCCTACCACGCCCAGGGCCAGATGAGCGTCAGCACGCTGTATCAGTACGTCACCGAAGCCAACGGCAGCACCAGCACCTACCAATACGAAGGCGCCGTCTTCAAGCTCTCCGCCGCCGGTTCCTATCGCGGCGACCAGAGCGTCAAGCAGAAGCTTGAATTCTTCGCCTCGCGCCGCAAACGCGTCTAACCCTTCACCTTCCTCCTCTTCTCCCTCTCCTGTCGGCGGGAGAGGGCCGGGGTGAGGGTGGCCCTCATTCCCGGAGAACCCCGAGTTGCCAACTCCCACCCAATCCCTCATCGCCGCCGCCCAGGAAATCCACGACGTCACCGACGCCAACGGCCGCACCCTCACCATCCGCCGCCTGAACGCCCTCGACCGTCTCCGCCTGTTCAAGGCCGTCGGTCCCACCCTGGGCTACAACGACCGCTACCTCGGTCTTGCCAGCCTCGCCTTCGCCATCGTCGCCATCGACGGCATTCCTTGCCCTCAGCCCGCCAACGAACCCCAAGTCGAAGCCCTCATCGAGCGCCTCGGCGATGCCGGCGTCCACGCCATCGGCGCATCCCTCAATCGCGAGGAGCCGGCCGCCGCCACAGCGGGAAACTAAGCCGGCACCCCGACCTCGTGGACAGCCTCTATCTCGTCCGCAACGGGGTGCCCTTCGACGTCGCCTTCTCCCTCGAACCACGCGACCGCCTAGCCTGGGTCGCCATCATGGGCCGGTTCGACGGCGGAGACTTCGACTGGGCCACCGAAACCTGGCGCGAGCCACGCTGATGCCTGGCTTTCAACCGCATGACCAGTCCGATACAATCATCATCGCTATAACAATTACAATCGCATGTCCGAGACCTGCCCGGGACAAGGGCATGTCCCGCCTCAATCCGTCCCTAACATCACCTTCCCAAGGCTGGCCTAAAACTCCCTTGGACAGAACACTCAGCCAGGCAATTCCATCCCCGCCATTTCGCTAAATTACACACTCTTATCCCGTGAGGCTGCTCCATCCCCTCCCAAACTCCCGGCCAAGCCGCCGCCGCTCTCGCCAATCTCCCTATCATCGAAACCCTTTCCAACGCCCTCGAAGCCGCCGCCGCCCGGCTTGCCGACGCCATCCGCACAGAGCTCGCCACTCCGCCCGGCGGTCCCCACGACACGCCCTGGCGTCAATCCGGCGCTCTCCAAACCAGCATCGGCTGCACCGTCGACGGTCTCACAGCGCAGATCGGCTCCAACGACCCAGCCGCCGCTCCGCAGGAGCAGGGTACCGCCACCGCCCAGCCCCGTCCCTTTCTCGGCCCTGTCGCCGCTACCCTCGCCGAACCGATCGCCCACGACATCGCCGCCGCCCTAACCGTCCTCCTCGCGCGTGCACTGACGTAGGCAGCGCCTAACAAGCAAGGCACCCCGGATGACTGAAGCCTACGAAATCGGCATCACCCTCGCCCTGCAGAACGGCGTCAGCGACGGCATCGCCGTCATCCGCCGGGACCTCGCCACCCTCGACCGCGCCATCGCCGCCACCTCCGCCAACCTTGCCCACCTGCATCAGGCGGAAACCAGCCCACCTCGCGCCCCAGCCCTCCCACCTAAGCCTTCACCAGGTCCATCGCCTCAAGCCGGCGAGCCGGTCATCACCAGCATTCCAGCCAAACCTCAGTTCATCGCCGGCCAGCCCGCCACCGAACCCACAAAAGGCCCGCCAAGCTCGCCCGCGCCTACCGTCACCTTCGATCTCGCATCGCCCACCCCCGCCCCCATACCCGTCTCCACACCATCGCCGCGTGCTCCGCCCATCGGCACTCCACAAACCTTATCCCCCCCGCTTATCCCAATCCCACCTGCAGCGCCGACGCGCTTAACAAGCCCGTCCGTTCCCACGTCTCCCGATATCTCTCCGCCACCGTTCCAGCTCGACCCAACTCCGTCCTATTCACGTCCCACCCCACCGCAGGGCAATCAACCGGCAGCATTCATGCCGCTCGCTACCCTTGCCCATCAATCAAGCCCAGCGTCCCTGCCTCGCGCCTCTGTGTCCGCCCCCACCTCGCCCAGCTTGGCTCCTATCACCCAATACCGCGAACCTTCCCAAACGACCCCGATTGCCCCCGCTCCAAGTCGGACCGTGCCAACGCCAGTCGTGACGCCTCGGCCTTCCGTCCCGCCTCCCCATCAACCCACTCGCTCCGCCCCTGCAGCGCCCGCGTTCCAGCACGCGCCTTCCTCCGGCAACTTTCCTCGCCCCGACCAGCCCACCGCCGTTTCCCACGCTCCGCCCACGCAAACCTCGCCCCCCATCACCCTCCAAGGCGACATCACCCTCGACGGCGCCCGCGTTGGACGCTGGATGGCCAGCACCCTCGCTCGCCAGGCTGCCCGCCCCGCGGCCGGCCCAACCGGTCCCGATCCCCGCCAGACCCCGCTCTGGTCTGGCCAAGCGCAAGGATACTGAATGTCCGGCTTCAGCCTCACCCTCGGCCCCATCGACTTCGCCGGCTTCGAGCTACCCAGCGCCATCACCCTCGGCGGCCGCCAGCGCCTCGCAATCCATCGCCTGCCCGGCGGCCTCCGCATCATCGACGCCCTCGGCGCCGACCACGCCGACCTTGCCTTCAACGGCATCTTCTCCGGCCCGGACGCCGCCGACCGTGCCCGCATTCTCGACGCCCTGCGCATCGCCGGCGTCGCCCTTCCCCTCGCGTGGGACGCCTTCCTCTACACCGTCATCATCGAAAGCTTCGAGGCCGACTACCGCAGCCCTTGGTGGATTCCCTACCGCCTGACCTGCTCCGTCCTGCGCTACGAAGCAGCCATTCCCATCGGCCCAATCCTTTCTCTTGTCGCCAGCCTCGCTGCCGATATCTCCCAAGCTGGCGCCTACACCGACGTCTCGGCTCCAGCCGCGTCCCTTGCCGACCCGGCCGCCACCACCGCCGGAACGGCTGCGAACGCCGTCGCTCAATCCACCTTCGCCGGCAGTACAGCCTTTCTCGACACCAGCATCGCCAATGCCGGCCCCGGCCTAAACACGCCCGACCTGCTCGCGGCCACAGCCGCCGCTGCACAGCTCGCCAGGCTCACCGCCGCACGGGGCTACATGGCCCGTGCCAACCGCAACCTCGGCCAGGCCAGCACCTGATGCAGACCTTCACCACCGCCGGCGGCAACCTGTTCCGCATTGCAGCCGAGCAGCTGGGCGATGCGACCCAGTGGATACGCATCGCCCAGCTGAACCAGCTGTCCGACCCCATGCTCACCGGCCTGGTCACCCTCAAACTGCCCACGCCGGACCTTAGCGCAGGGGGCGACGTTGCTCGCCAATGAGCTCCTCCGCACCCCAACCCTCAGCGTCCTCGCCGACGGTGCGCCGGTGTTTGGCGTCCTCGAAGCCGACGTCTTCAGCAACGCCCATTTCGCCGCCGACCGTTTCCGCATCCGGGTCGCCCTCACCACCGCATACGCCACTCCTTTCCAGGCCGGCACGATCATCGACATCCAGATGGCCCTCAGCGGCGCCTTCCGATCGCTGATTCAAGGTGAAATCGACACCGTCTCGATCGATCCCATCCAGCGCACCATCGAATTCGACGGCCGCGACCTGACCGCACGGCTGCTCGACGTCCGCACCCAGCAAACCTATGCCAACCAGACCGCCAGCGAGATCGCCACCACCCTTGCGGCACGCCACGGCCTCACCCCAGCCATCACCGCCACCACGACCCTCGCCGGCCGCTACTACGGCGCCGAACACGACCGCATCACCCTCGGCCAGTTCTCCCGCGCCCTGACCGAGTGGGATCTGCTGACCTTCCTCGCCGCACGCGAAGGCTTCGACGTGTTCGTTCAAGGTCAAACCTTGGTCTTTCAGCCGCCTGCCACCGCGACGCCACCCATCCTGCTCGGCGTCGCCGACTGTCTCTTCCTGGCCCTCGACCGTGCCCTGACTCTCGCCCGCGACATCGAGGTCACCGTCAAGTCCTGGAACACCCGTCACCAGGCCGCCTTCACCCAAACGGCTCGAAGCAGCGCGCCTGGCGGCCGCCGTACCGGCCCACCCCAGCATATCGTCGTCGTGCGGCCCAATTTGACCGCTGACGAGGCTCTGCAACTCGCCCAGCGCATCCTTGCCGATCTGTCCCGACATGAACGAATTGTCCGCGTCGAACTCCCCGGCGAACTCTCGCTCACATCCCGCAGCCAGGTCACCCTGATCGGCACGGCGACCGACTTCGATCAAACCTACTTCGTCGCCGAGCTCGACCGCCACTTCAGCCTTGACCACGGCTTCACCCAGCGTCTGCGGCTCAAGAACAGCAGCCCCATGAACGCCGCGACCCCGCCCGCCGACGCACCCTCACCTTAGGCATATCCTCATGGACCGCCTGCTCAACGCGCTGAAGGCGCAGTCCGCCGCCCAGGACCAGTCGGCCGGCGTTCCCCGCTTCGGCATCGTCACGTCCGTCGATCCCGCCACCGCCACCGTCCGCGTCACCCTGCAGCCCGAAGCCGTGCTCACCGGATGGCTCCCGCTCCTCTCACCCTGGGTCGGCGCCGGATGGGGCCTGTTCGCACCCCCTTCGCCCGGTGACCAGGTTCTCGTGCTCCCCCAGGAAGGCGACGCGGAACACGGCCTCGTCGTCGCGTCCAGTTGGTCCGCCACCACGCCGCCGCCGCCAACCCCACCCGGCGAATTCTGGCTCGTCCATAAATCCGGGTCGTTCCTCAAGCTCCAAAACGACGGCACCATCCAGGCCCATGGCGACATCCACGTGGCAGGCGACCTGTTCGACCGTCACGGGTCCCTCTCCGCCCTGCGCGCCCACTACAACGCTCACCTGCATCCCGACCCGCAAGGCGGTCAGGTCGGCGTCACGTCCCAGCCCGACTAGCAGGAGCAACCATGCCCGATCTTGCCCATCTTTGGGGCAGCGACCTCACCCTGTCGCCAACCGGCGATCTCGCCCTCGTGGACGGCGTGACGCTGACCCAGCAACGTGTCCTCCGCCGCCTCATCACCAACCCTGGCGATGATATCTGGTCGCTCGACTACGGCGCCGGGCTGTCCCGTTTCGTCGGGCTGCCTGGGGCGTCCGATACCATCCGTGCCACGATCCGCGGCCAGATTTTCAAGGAAGCCGGCGTCGCCAGGACGCCAGAACCGATCATCGACGTCACCGCCGCGCTGACCGGCTCTCTCTACGTGCACCTCCGCTATGCCGACGCCCAGGCGGGCACCACGCAGACCCTCTCGTTGACCATTCCCTAGCGGACCGAACCCATGCAACTCCAGCTTCAAGACTTTACCACGCTGGTCCGCAACATGGCCGCCAGCGTGCAGGGCAGCGCTCGCGCGCTGATCGACCTCACCACCGGAAGCACCCTGCGCGCCATCATCGAGGCGAACGCCTCTGTCGCACTCTGGCTGCAGTGGCTTATCCTGCAAGTCCTTTCGACCACTCGCGCCGCCACCTCGGTCGGGACCGATCTCGATTCCTGGGTCGCCGACTTTGCCCTCCTGCGCCTGCCGGCAACCAGCGCCGCCGTCTCGGCGACCTTCTCGCGGATCACCACCGGCACAGCGTCCAGCATCCCCGTCGGCGCCCAGGTCAAGACAGCCGACGCATCGCAAACCTTCAATGTCGTCGCCGACGCCGCTAATCCCGCCTTCAACCCAACGACCGCCGCCTACAGCCTCGCGCCCACCATCGCGGCGATCACCTTGCCCCTCCAAGCGGCAGCGCCCGGCAGCATCGGCAATATCCAAGCGGGCGCGCTATCCCTTCTCGCCACCGCAATCCCAGGCATTGACGCCGTCAGCAACCCGGCGCCCGCCACCGGCGGCCTCGACGCCGAGCCCGACGCTGACCTCCGCGCCCGTTTCGCCAACTTCATCGACAGCCGTTCTCGCGCAACCCCGGCCGCCATCGCCTTCGCCATCGCCTCGCTCCAGCAAGGCCTTCGCCACTCCTTGACCGAAAACATTTCCCCGGCCGGAGCCCCACAACCCGGCAGCTTCGTCGTCACGCTGGATGACGGCACCGGCTTCCCCTCCACCGCCCTCGTCGCGGCCGTCGCAGCCGCCGTCGACGCCGTGCGTCCAGTCGGAACCATTTTCGCCGTCCTGCCCCCAACGGTCCTTTACGCCAACGTCGCCCTCACGCTGACGACACCCGATGCGCGTTCGGCGAGTGCCATCTCGGCATCGATCGGCCTCTATGTGGCAAACCTCCCGATCGGCGCGCCTCTACCCATCTCCCGTATCGCTCAGTTGGCCTACGCTGCCGCACCCGCCGTCACCAACGTCTCCTCTATTACGATCAATGCCGTCGCCCACGACCTCATTCCGTCGAGTCGGACCGTCGTCAAGCCCGGCACGATCGTGGTGAGCTGAGATGACTGGCGACCCACCCGACATCGTCGCGCGCCTAAAAGCGGTCTTTCCCAGCCGATGGTTTCCCGATAGCACACCGACCCTTGACGCAGTGCTGAACGGCCTGGCCACCACTTGGTCGGATCTTTGCGCCCTGCTCGCAACAACCCGCACGCAAGCGCGCCTTGCCACTGCAACCGACAGTTTTCTCGACGGCTTCGGCATCGACTTCTTCGGCGCTCGGCTGTCACGGCGCATCCTCGAATCCGATCCGGCCTTTCGCGACCGACTGAGCCGGGAGCTGCTTCGCGACCGGACAACCCGCAGCGCCGTCGTCGCGATGCTGACCGACCTAACCGGCCGCATCCCGGTCATCTTCGAGCCCGCCTTGCCCGCGGATACCGGCGCATACAATTCGCCAAGCCTCGCATACGGCGCTGCCGGCGGTTGGGGCAGCCTCGCCCTGCCCTTCCAGTGCTTCGTCACCGCCTACCGCCCACACACCTCCGGCATTGCCACCATCGCCGGCTACGGCACGCCGGGGCCGCTCGCTCGGGCGAACCTAATCATGGTCGAAGGTCAAGTGACCGACGCCGACATCATGACTGCGATCACATCCGTCCTTCCGACCGCCGCCATCGCTTGGACCCGGATCACCAACTAGTGTCCTGCCTCCGAAGTTCGCCGTTCTTCGCGGCGGACGCAGCGGATCAGCAGGCCACTGAAAACAAAGAGCTAGTGTCCCGAGCCCGGCCGCAACTCAATGCGACGAACTTCGGAATCGGGAGACTAGCGCGGGTCGCACCTGGCGAAGCCACCTTTCGCAATTTCATAGGAGATACCTAAGTGGATCGCCAAATCGTCTATCCCGGCAGCATTCCGCTCGACACCGACCTTCTATCGCTTCAGCGGAATACCATGGTGGCTCTCGGATACCTCATCCAGGCGACCCTGGGCGCGTCCCCCGTCGTCGACGGCTTGGCATGCACCCCCACCAGTCCGGCCAGCCTCACCGTCCAAATCGGCCCCGGCAGCATCACCGCTCCTGGAACCATCGATCCCGTCCCATTCGGCTCCCTTCCAGCCGACACCTCCGATCCCTTGCTGAAGATGGGCGTCAACACCGGGCCAGTATCGTTCACCCTGACCGCCCCCGCCGTATCGGGACAGTCAATCGCCTATCTCATCCAAGCCAGTCTCCTCGAAGCCGATGCGTCCCCCATCGTTCTGCCCTATTACAACGCCGCCAACCCGCTCCAGCCATTCAGCGGCCAGTCCAACTCCGGCGCCGCGCAGAACACCCAGCGCGTGCAGCGAGTGCAGCTTCAGGTCAAGCCCGGCGCCCCGGCCAATGCCGGCACGCAGGCAACGCCTCCGGTCGATCAAGGATGGGTCGGCCTTTATGTCGTAACCGTGCCCTACGGCCAGACGCAGCTTGCCACAGCCGCCATCGCCCAAATGCCTAACGCTCCCTTCATTCCTTTCAAGCTATCTGCCCTGGCGCCTGGTTTCTCGCGTCAGGTCGTCCTGACCGCATCGAGCACCTGGACAGCCCCCAACAACGTCAGCCTCATCAAGGTCGCCCTTTGTGGCGCTGGTGGCGGAGGGGGTTCTGGAAGTACAGGATACGGGGGTGCCGGCGGCGGCGCCGGAGGTTATACCGCTTCGATCCTGAGCATCTACCCGGGTCAGGCGCTCTACGCCTACATCGGACAGGGCGGCACGGGCGGAACCGCTGCTGGCACGCCCGCCGGCGCTGGAGGAACCAGCAATTTCGGCGGCCTGTTCAGCGCGTCCGGAGGCGCCGGCGGGACCAGTGCCGCGGCCTACTCCGGCGGCGGCGCACCGGGTGCCGGCACCGGCGGATCGCTCAATGTTCTCGGCGGCTACGGCAGTGACGGCAACTCCGGCAACCTCGTCCTCGCGGGGAATGGTGGCGCGTCCTACTTCGGGGGTGGCGGTCGCGCTGCAGCCAACGGCAACACCATCCAGCAAAACGGGCAAGCCTTCGGGTCCGGCGGCGGCGGCGCCTATGGCGGGGCCGGCAACGGCGGCGCTGGCGCAGGTGGCGTCACCATCATCGAATTCTAATCCGACAGCCAGGACGCACCCATGCCGACTCCCGCCACACACATCTGGAAGCCGAGCGCGGCCCGCACCGTGACGCTCGATGCATTCGTTCCCGTTCCCCGCGGCGCCACTCCGGCGCCCGCCGTGATTCCCTCGTGGCCCCTGAAGGATCCCGCCGACCTCCTTGACTACCAGTTCGATATCGCACCCGCACTGATCGGCAATGACGGCGACGCAATCGCAACCCTCGACATCGCCATCACTCCGTCCAACCCCGGCGACCTCGCCCTGACCGCGACCTCCGCCGACGGCACCCGCGCCGTTCTCTGGCTCGGCGGCGGGCAAATAGGGGTAACCTACGTCGTCAGCCTCTCAATTGGCACCCAAGCAGGCCGAAGCCTCGCTCGGTCCGTTCTTCTGCCTGTCGCGCAACTCGCCCTTCCTGTCTCGGTCGCCGGCAGCCTCACGACCAGCGATGGCATCATCCTCACCGACCAGAACGGTAGCCCGATCTTGGCCGGACCCTAATCCATGCCAACCGTCGATCAACTATGCCCAGTCTCGGCCGCCTCCGACACCGACGAAATCTCCGCCAGCCACGCAGGCACCCTCCGCAAGCTCACGCACGCCCAGTTGCTCTCCGGCCTCCAGCCCTCCATCGCGGCAGCGCTCGCTTCCACAACCCCGAACCTCGCCGGGCTCAACGCGTCTGGTGCGCTTGCAACTCCCTCCGGCGGCGCGACGCCAGTACCGCTTGCGATCCTGTTTGCAGCCACGGTTCTACCAGAGTCATACGGTGCAATCGGCGATGGCGTCACCGACGACACCGCAGCCCTCACGGCCGCATGCGCCAGCGGCCACCCAGTCCGCCTCGGCCCCCGTACCTACGCAATCACCGGCCAGTGGACCATCGCCGCTCCCGCCACCCTGCTTGGAACCCCGGGCCAGACGATCCTGCGACGCATCGGACAATCGAACGGCGGCGCGTGGATCAGTATTCAGGGACCGAGCTTTTGTGCCGAGGGGGTCGCATTCGACGCCAACGCCGCCATCCACGCGCCTACCTGGGGCGTCCTCGTCGCCGCCTCATGCCTCGCCGCAACCTTCCGTGACTGCGTGTTCGCCAACGCTCAGGACCCAGCGCTCGGCAACGGCCTGACCCTCCTCGCCTCTGACCCAGCCATCTCCCGCCACGTCGTCGAGAACTGTGAGGCGACTGCCAATGCAGGCCACGGCATATGGTTGCAGGCCATCGACGCGGCCCGAGTCCACGGTTGCCGCGCCCACCACAACGCCGCCTATGGCATCTGCGCCGACTTCAACGATCCGACTTTCGCCCAGGCCGTCCGCCTCGCCACCGTGTCTGCCAACCAGTGCTGGATGAACGGGCGCGGCATCAGTATCGGCAACTACAACGCGACCAACCGGCAGCCCCCGACCTGGGGTAACGCCAACCCCGATGCGATCGGCGTGCTGATCGCCGACAACGTCTGCCACGAGAATTTTTCCTACGGCATCGCTGTCTCCGGACGATCGATTTCAGTCAGCGGCAATCTTCTGAGCAATAACGGCAGCGCCACCACCGGCGCTGGCATCCTATTCAACTGCGCCCAGAGCCGGCTTACCGGAAACATCATCACCGGCCCGAACTACTTCGGGATCGACGCAGGGGGCAGCATCAATTGCCTCATTGACGCCAATCACGTTACAGGCGCCGGCGTCGGGATAAATCCGGGCGGCAGCTCAGGCATGTCCGTCGCCTCGAACTACCTGCAAGACAACGTTTGGGCCATTACCGCCTACAACATCGAGACCGACGGAGCCGGCAACAACTTCGGCATTGCAACCATCAATCTCGCGATCACCGATAATACCATCGGCTTCTCAACCACCTCCGGTGGAGGCATTTATCTCATCGATGCGCCTCAATCCGTTACTTTAGCACGCAACGTTTTCAACGTGGTGGCGCCTGCCAATCAATCCCAGTGCCTGTGGGCGCATACCGACAGCGCGATCATCGAACAAAACCACTGCGGCGGCGCCCGGATCATCTGCAACCCGGCGCTCGTCAACGGCCGCCAAACCGTCCAACTGCCTGACTTCGCCGACAACGCCATGATCTCCGCCGCACCGGGCGGCGTCCAATCGATCCAGACTCAACGGCAAGTCCAGACGTGGGGGACGATCGGCTTCATCAAGCCAACCGCCGGTGGGTCAGGCTACAGTTACGCTACAGTCCAGATTACCGGCGCCGGGTCGGGGGCGACTGCGGTCGCTTACGTCGCGCAAGGGCGGCTTCTCGGCATTGCGATCACCAACCCGGGCGCCGGCTACGCGAATGGCGCCAGCGTCGTGATCACCGGCGACGGGCAAGGCGCTGCCGCGACCGCCAGCGTCGGACTGCCCCTTATCGAGGGTCGCCAGGTCCGGCTCGCCTGCAACGCCGCAACCGTCTTCAATCGCCTCGGGTCGTCGCCGTTTCAGGAGAACTGGACGCTGGGCGACGTCACCGTGCCCGCCAACGCGACGATATCCTTCACCGCGATCTTCGGAGCATGGCGCGCCGACTCGGTCCCGCTCGCCGACTATTTCGCGCCGCCGGGGGACGGCAGCCTCGTCGTGCACACCTCCGGCAATGGCGACCTCACCTTTAGGCCGGCCGCCAACGGGCGGATACGGTTCGCCAGCGATAGCAATCCGGCCGGCTACCTCGCCACGACCGGTCATGGCTCGCCCGACGGAGTGGTGACGGCGCCCCCCCGGTTCCGACTACCGCAACCTCGACGGTGGCCTCGGCGCCACGCTCTGGATCAAGCGCGTCGGAGTCGATTGGCACGGCTGGTTCGCCGTCGCCTGACCCTTCTTTTCCGACGATCGAACGTTCCCAAGGACGACTATGCCGACAATCAACCAGCTTCCAATCGCCATCCAGATCAACCCCAACGACGTCTTGCCGATCAGCCAAGCGGGCACCGCCCGCGGCGCCGCGATCGGCACTCTTCTCGCCGCCACGCAACCGATCATTACCACGGCGCCCAACACGCTTCTTGGCCGCGTCTCGCTTGGTCCAGGTGGCCCTGAACCGGTCGCAATTGGCCTAGGCCTGGCTCTGGTATCCGGTAACCTCGCCGCAACCGGCGCCGACCACGCGACCTTTCCCGCAGCTCCTGGCCTGACGGTCACGGACGAAGCCATCATCAGCAGCGGAGGCCAGCCGCGCCAACTTCCGCTATTCCAGCTTCGCGGCCTGTTCACCGCCGGTACCAACGTCACGATCGATCCGAATGGCGTCATTGCTACGACGGGTTCAGGGGGGTCACCAGGCTTGACCGGAGCCACCGGTCCAGTGGGGCCGACCGGCACTACCGGCCTAACCGGCCCCGCCGGGCTCTCCGGCCCCATTGGGCTCACCGGAGCTGTCGGCCCAGCCGGCTTAGTTGGCCCAAGCGGCGCTGCTGGTCCGACCGGATCAACCGGCCTCACCGGCTTAGTCGGCCCAGCCGGCGCAACTGGTCCGGCCGGAACCGGAACAAGCATCACCGCTGCATCCCTCATTCCGTCCGTCGCCGCGACCGACCTCGTGGGCGTCAGCCAAGGCGCCAAAGACCACGCAATCTCGGTGGCGAACTTCTTTGCCGCCGCGGACGTGTCGAAGGCTACTGTCGTGCCCTCCAGCGCCACAGCCGTGACAACCATCGCCGATTATGCCGCACGCATCGTCAATCCGAAGGATTTCGGGGCGAAGGGTGACGGGACCACCGACGATTACCCCGCCTTCGCAGCGGCGATCGCCAGCGCCAAGGCCGCTCCCGTGCAATTGCACGTGACTCGGCCGACTGCATCATACTCGCTCAGTCAGAACATCGTCGGCTTGAACGCCACCATCCAAATCGATGACGGCGTCAAGTTCACCGGGGTCGCGGGCGCGAACCCGTTCGACGTCGGGCGGACCGAGCAGCGAACCAACGGCGTGCTCAAGACCGTGTCACAGGGCTCGCAAACTGGAACGGCGATCGCGCACGAAATCGACGTCACCAACAATGGTCCCCACGTCGCCTACGGCGACATCTACAGCTACCAGGCCTTCCTCAGCGCCGCCGATTCCGGCCTCGCCGATATCGCCAAAGGCGAGTTCGCGCATTGGCACAGCGCAGCCGGACCAGGCTTGATCGGGCATTGTCTCGTCACCTGCACGCCCGACCTCACCGAGGCGCCGAACGCGACCTACGGCATGACGGCCGCCGAAGTGAACGTCGTCTACGGCGGCCCCGCGACCGGCTGGAAACCAAGTCCGGTCGGACTGGCGCAGTGGACGGCCGGCTTCAACTTCGTCCCCGATGCCGGCTACCAGTATTTTGGCAACGGCGGCCACGTCCTCTACGGCTGGGGCGTCAATCAGAATGGCGGCGCTAATAAATTCGGCATCGTCCCCAAGACCTACAACGGCTTCCTGGTCGGCAGCGATGCCATCGCGCCCGGCGGCCGCGCGGTCTACCTGACCGGCGACACGACCAATCTTTCGGCAAACTTTCCCCACGCGCCAGTCGAGGTCGGGACGGGGAACTGGACCACCGGCATTCGCACCGACACGGCCACGATCGCGTCTGGAAACGCTCTGCAGATCGCGGCCAACCAGGCCATCGCTTGGGTGAACGCTCAGGAGAGCGTCATTGCCGGTATCTACAGCGGGACCGGCGCCCCCGCGATCACGGCGCCCGCGGGTTCAATCTACGCACGCCGCGACGGTGGTTCCGGAACCACGCTCTACATCAAGGAAACCGGAACGGGCCAGCCCGGTTGGGTACCCTACGCCGCGCCGGGCCTCACCGTCCCCGCCACCACCACCGCGCTCGGAGCGGTTAAAATCGGCGCAAACCTCACGGTCGCCGCTGACGGAACCCTCGCCGCCTCCGCTCCTGTTGCCGGACCCACCGGTCCTCAAGGGGCCGCAGGTACGCCCGGCACCGCTTGGTCACCGCCGAAACGGACGGTGTCCGGCACGACGGACGCTCCTGCCGTCACCGACGATGGCGGCCTTATCGCCTACACCAGCGCCTCTGCGGTCACCGTCACCGTCACCGACCTCGGCGCCAACCGCTCGTTCTCCGTCATGCAGCAGGCGGCCGGCCAAGTCACCATCGTCGCCGGCACGGCAACGATTTTGGTCTCCGACAAAGCCGTCGCGTCGTTCACCACCGCCCGCCGGGGCGCAATTCTGTCCGTGCTGTGCGACGGCAACGGCAACGCGTACGTGGTCGGCAACACCCAGTGAGCGTCTTCAACCCTGGCCTTGCGGGGGTCAGGGCCTATGTCGTTCCGCGCCTGCTCCCGGTCGGGGCTCGCGTCGCCTGGATCGGCGACAGCATCATGCAGTTCAATCACCAAAACGCCAGCGCCACGAACTCGACTCTCGCCACCCAACAAAAAGGCGAGGTTGTCACTGCCCAAACCCTGGATCCACGATTTCGCTGCGACGTGTGGATTGCGCCCGACGATCACGGCGTCAACCGATTCATGGGCGGCGCCAACCATGGCGTTTCCGGCGACACCGTCAGCACGCCGGGACCGGCCTACTCTCCCAAC